AAAAGTGCCGGGACCGCCAATCGCAATAACACTGGTGGCTACGCCGTCGTTTGAGCCTTTTCCATAGTAAAGCGTGTCATTGACTTCATTAAAAGCGAGCTCGGCGTTGGCAAGCGAACCGGGGGCGCCAGAAACACCTGTTAGACGACGTTTAATGCGCAGCGTATTGGCCATGGTGTGTACCTTTAGTTTTGCGGTGTGAGCTACATAATGATACTAAAAATCGCCGCCATCCACGAGCCGCTCAATACTCGCTGGGCGCCATAGCTGCGTAACAGGGTCATAAACGAGAACAGCTTTTTCGGGCGGAATAGTTCCGTCCACGTCTGGAAGCGTACTAAGCGCCGGAGTCTGAGCCGTAATTTCTTGCCAATTACTCAACAGTGCCGAGTTTGAGCCCTGTAAAACAAACGTTTGTTTTGTATCTTCGCGTACGGCCAGGTCACCAATTTGGGCCTGTAGCGCGAGCATCGCCGATTCCGAGTTGACCGAAAAGGTCTCTGTAATCGCGATCGCCGGGAGCTGGGCCGCTGGAAGGCGCCCGCTTTCAGTCTCAAGCGTTGCGACGCCGCCAGCTGCGCCTTTTTCAGGCTGCGTCACGGCGTCGATAAACGTGGCAACGTCTGCCAGCGTCGTTTTCTTGGTTTTGAGCTTTCGGCCCGGGGTCGTGTCGACTACCGGAAAAAGATCCGTAGCCGCCAGACTGGCCTTCGACTCCAGCTCTGAGATCTTCTTTTTACGCATGAAAATGCTCGCCGGGGGATAGGCCTATGATACCTATTCAGCGGCTTTACACGCTATTCCTCGTCTTCGTCGAAGCGGCGTTTCTTTTGCCCGCGACGGTCAGAGTGCCTGGCTTCGCCCTCAAGCTCGTCGGCTGCGCGCAAAAGCCATTTAGCGAATTTACGGGCCTCCCCGGTAGAAAGAAGCGGCGATAACTCGCCGTAAACTGTTACCGACACGCCAGATTGTTTCCCGTCCGGTGAGTTCCAGGCGCCAGCTTCTGCCAGGAGCGTAGACGTCTCTGCACCGTCTTGGGCTTTTTCGACGCTTTTTAGCTCAAAAAGATCAGCTGTCTGATTAATTATTGATGACATGGTGTGTGATAGGTTGCGCTATACCCCGTTTTGAATGTCTTCAAGAAACATCACGGCGATATCGCTCGCCTGCTGAAACGCGTCGCGCATACCCTGCTGGTATTCGCCAGAACCTTTGGCGGGCGCTTTAAAGCTCAAGTCGGCTATTGTCGCCAGGCACGCAATAGCCCGGTTGCGCATAAGCCTGTACCTGGGGTCTTTAGTAACCAGCGCGCTGTCATGCTCCGCAGCTGGCGCAGACATTGCGGCGGATGTTTCTACGTTTAGGCCAAAATTAGCGAGCAGCTTGGCACAGCGAATTAGCGTCGTGCAGGATTCAAAGTCTGACTTAGACACGTGCTTCTGCGCGATGCCGTGCAGCAGCAAGCACATGTCTTTGAAATCTACTGCGGCAGTATTAATCACCGGCGCAGGCTTGGCGGGGCGCGGGGCTGCGGATCTTTTAAGCACAGATTGCGCTACACGTGTTTCAACAAAATTAAAGTAAAGCTGCGCTTTAGCGCTTTTGATCTGCTTATAAACCGGGGCCGCTACAGTCGACATGCCGAACTCCTTTTAGGCAATAGGTTGAAGCTGCTGACCTCGAGCCGTGTTGCTGTAAATGCGATGCACTTCTTTGTGCGTATCGTCCGGGGAACCAACCGCGTTAATGCGGCACAACCGCTGCGCAACCAACGGATGTGTTGAATAGCGGGCGTAGGCATCCCGCATGCGATAACGGTCTTCGAGGCTGCGCCGCTCATAGCGGTCACGGGGCGCACCCATGCGCTCTCGCGCAGCTTCTGGCGGCAGGTCGAGCAGGACGCACAGATCAGGCGTAATGTTCGATGTCCCGCTAAATATGGTCAGGATTAATTCTAGGTCAATGCCGTTGATCTCGCCTTGGTAGACCAGTGTAGAAAGCAGCCAACGGTCGCAAATAATGGCGACGCCGTCAGCCAGCTTGCTCTTGATATAGGCAGCTAGCTCTGCGCGGGCTGCTGAAAAAAGCAGCATTTGTGCCATGCTGGTAATAGGGGCGTCGTTGTGCAGGAGAATCTGCCTAATAGCCGTCCCGATAGACGTAGTGCCGGGGTCAGCTACCAGCTCGACCGGCTGCCCGTCAGCCTTGAGCTTGTCGTGAAGCATGCGGGCCTGGGTGCTTTTCCCGGCGCCGTCGATCCCTTCGAAACAGACGAACACGTAACCTCCTTGTTTGAATAGATATCTTTACTTGTTGCCGGTGATGCGCGTGCTTGTATCACCGCCGCCAATACCCTGCCGAGCGCTAGCGCCGCCGCGGGTGAGCGCTACGGCTGGCGTGTTGGCTGTGGGCATCTCAATATCAGCAGAAAGCAAACCAATTTCGCGACCGTTAGCCAGGCGCAGAGCCAGGCCGGTTGCTGCGTGGCCAACACCTACAACACCCTGCTCGGCCAGCCAGTTGGTCATGAAGGCGCAAAAGTCGTCAAGATCGACTGCACCAACAGATATTTCGGGGTCGTTGGCTGCTAGAAACGCATCACGAATTTCGTCGACGAGTTCGCTTTTTGCCACCTGAAGTCTCCTTGTTGTTAGTTTCTTCGTTGGCCTGGCTGATCTTTGCGGCAACCTTGGAGCGGAAGCCAGCAGTGGCGTTATCTACAATCCGCGCCATCTTAGCTTTTGCTCGGCACTCTTTTATCAGTTTGCTGGCGTCTTGCAAGAGATTGCGCGCGGCATGTGTATAGAGGCGCAAAGTATAGAACCGGCTGGCTGCACTAATTACCAGAAGATCCCCGTCTAACTGCATCAGGATTTTACGGGCGCGCGGAATAGCCTCAAGTCCGCGGTCGGTGAGCATATCGACGACTTCTTTGGCTGTACAAAGAATGTCAGAAACTGCAATGATCTGTGCACCGACCGGGCTTTGGCTCAGCCTGCCGCGAAATTCCATATCGCGCTTAGTCTCGACAAGCCGGAAATCACGGCTCAAATCAGCCACCAGCGCCGCAATCTGGACGGTTGTGCGCTCGGCGATCTGCTCAAAGGCACATCGGCTTACGTTGATAATGTCGTGAAGAATAGCTGCGTGCACGATGGCTGCTACGCTTTCCCGTGTATCTTCAGACATGAAATCTTCGCGGACGTCTTGGTACACCTGCATCGAGATCTTTTCGGCCATTTTTGCCACTGCCGTTGCGTGCTGCAGCAGCGTTCGGCGATAGATAGACGGCTGATCTGCGTAAAACTGTTTTGCGAACTCAAAGGTGTCGCTAATTTTTTGTTCTGTATTCATCGGCACCTCCCTGTGCCAGCGCGAATTAGGTTACTAGCAGCGAGCGCCAACTGCCCTCAAACGCAGCGCGACGGGCCGCCAGGTTGTATGAGACTTTGCGCTGCATGGCTTTAATGTGGTAAGGCTCTGCGATCAACTCCTGAAGCGCGGCTGCAAACAAGTCGTAATCCGGCACAGCGTGCGGGACGCCATTATCATCGTAATCAACCTTAGTTTTGACTAGGGCCGCGTTTACGTCCTGCCAGAGATAGTCTGTCTGCGGCGCCATCGCTAAAGTCAGCAGCGGCGTACCGGCAGCCAGCGAGGTCAGGCCAACGAAACCGTAGTTGTCGCACTCAGCTGGCCAGACGGTCAGATCGGCGTTAGAAAAAAGCGCCAAACGCTTTAAATACGGCACACCGCGCACAAGTTTTACGCGGCCCTCTGTGCGTGCGCCGAGACGCGTGAAAAACTTCGCGATAGCTGGGCCAAAGCGGCTGGAGTTAACCGCCACGGTCAGGCTGGCGTCTGGCATGCGCTCAAGCAAGTAGCTCAAGTGCCCCAAGAACGACGCCGAAGCGCACCGGGCATTGCGATCAAACCACGGTAAAAACAACCTAATGTTGCGCGGATCTGGCCCGTCTTCTTTGCGCGTAACCGGCAGGCCCGTGTCGAACGGAATCAAAGACACGTTGCTTAGCTTGTAAATACTGGTAAACAGCTCTTGCTGGTCGGTGCTAAAGACCACAACACGGTCAGCGTGCTTCAGCGCCTTTTTATAGGGCGACGCCAGCTCTTGCCACATCGGCGCAATCACGGTCATTACACCCCGGCGCCTGGCATAGTCGATTTGCTCGACGCGTGGCACGTGCGTCCAGACGACTATACGGCGACGCTTTACCCAGTCTGTGTAGTTCAGCGTGCCCTTGTACTGGATTACCCTGTCGTAGGGCAGCTTGAGCTTGCCGGGCGAGTTGGCCGAATAGATATCAAATGGCTCTCCTAGAGAGCGCAACAATTCGACCAGTCGCACTGCGAAGTAAGCCTGATCGCAGTGGGCGTAGTGGGTGTAAATCCCGACAGACATCGTGGTTTACCCCGGTGGCTGCCCTTGCCCAAACTGCTGCGCCATAACCTGCGCGCCGCCTTGAGACCGTGCTTGCTGCCGGATATCGTCGATGATGCTCGAAACCAGCGCGTGCGTTGTCTGATCAGACCGCTTGAGCTTGATAAGTTCGCTGTCTTTCTGCCCTTCTGGCAGCTGCAGAATCTGCTGCGCAAGAACCTGCGCTTGGCTTTGCAGGTCTTCGGGCGTACGCGGAATGCTCGGGCTGTTTTGCCGTTGCGCCAAAAACGCGTCCACAGGGCTACCGCCGCCTGGCATGCCGGGAGGTGGCGCAGCACCGCCTTGAGACGGGTCTCCCCCAGGAGGCGCGCCACCAGTTGCGCTGGCACCAGGATCGCCAGCGCCCTGAAGCATCTCGGCGGACTGAGACATGGCCTGCATCTGCTGCGACTGCGCCATCTCTTCTTGCATACGCGCCTGCTCTTCTGCGTAAATACGCTCCTCTTCGAGCTGACGCTTAGTCTCTTCCTCGTAATCCAGGCCCACGGACTTGAGGCCCGTGCTCTTGGAAATCATCTGGCTCTGCATAAGCTGCAGCTTGGCCATCTGGCGGTTGAGGTCGTCGGCGTGCGTGACGCGCTCCAGCTTGCAGGATACAGGCTCCCACGACATGACGCGCGAAACGTTCTGCGACAGGTTACGTAGGAAACAATTCATGTTATGCGGCAGATGCGCCCAGTTGGCCTCAAACAAGCGCAGCGCTGCCGGAGCAGCCTGCATTGTCAGCGTGCCGCGCATAAGCTCGACGGGCATGCCAATGCACTGCAGCAGCGTATCCAGCCCCTGGTCAATCAAATCTTTCGGCGCCAACTGGCTAGCGTCGCCGCCAAGTGCCTGATAGTTCACAGGAAATGGCAGCACGTTCCAGCGGGCTGGGTCTACGCGGCGCGCCTTGAGCATGGCCTGCACGCGCGCAGAGAAGCTAGACAGATTGATCGTGTGAACAGGGTCACCCGACGCTTGGTCGCCGCCACGAGGGGCAGGCGTGATAACGCGAAACGGAATGATGTAATCCAGCGCGATGGCTTCGTTGTACCGCTGCAAAATCTGGTAATACCAGGCCTGACGAAAGTTCACGAGAATGCGCGAAATACCCCAGCCCTTGTTGCGCATGCCAGCGAGGGCTTCTTCCTTGGCGTGATAAATCACACCTTTGTCGAACATGAGGTTCTTACCCTCTTTGATCGCCTGGATGACTTCCCAGCTTGCGCGCTCAAGGTGGTGAAGGTGCCCAGCCTTGATCATGTTGCGGTAGTCTTCGTTGATCTTCCAGACGTACGTGCACTCTTCGCTATACGGATCCCAGAGAATATCAATCTCGTGCGGGCTCCAGCGCTTAACCTTAATAGCTTCAGAGTCGCCACTGCGCCGGTCGATGTGGTTAAACACACCGGAATACTTGCAGTTCGGGCATGTGGCGTGAAAGTCAAAATTTTCCCACTTGAAATTAAACGCTGCCGACCCGTGGACTTTAGCGAGCGGCGCCTCAAACCCGCACTTTTTGCAGGACAGATAACGCCGAAACGGAATCATCAAGCTTGTAAATGAGTTGCCGTAGATCATCAGATCCAGGCCGACGGCGTGCAGCACAGTCTTAATACCGAGCGTTTCGTCAAGAAACACGCGGTACTTTTCTTTCTCTTCTCGGCCGATTGTGTTCTCGCCAAGATCGCCGACTTCTATGTCGGTGATAAAGTAACTCACGACGCGGTCGATCGCCTGGCGGTATGGGCCGTGGGAGTTCCCAATGTATTCACACCACCGGAGCGCTGTCTGGATGCTCTCCGGCATGAACAGCGACGCCATGTCGCAGAACGGGTCTGGGAAGCGCTCGTCGGCCATGCCGCCGCGTCCAAGACTGCCAAAATTGCCGTTGTTGCTAAAAGATGTAGACACAGGGCGCCTCGTTCTGTGAGTTAACGAAGCGACTTCCGTGTCGCCTCAGCAGCAGTTTTGCGGAAATCGCCGTCTAACGCTTCGATAACTGCTGGGCTATCAGCCGCTGCGATTTTGATAGCTTTTGCGCTATCAGCTTGTCGAAGCGTGTCAGTGTGTTCAGGCGGCGTAACGTCAGGCGCGATGACTCCTCGCTTTTCCATGATCAACCGTCTCCTTCTGGAGCCCGCAAAGCCTTTTCGACGAGCAGTACGCAGTACTCCCGTGAATCATAAATGTACTGAAACCCCGTGGTATGAACAAGATACAGCCTGTTATCGTCGTTAATCTGCACGGCCCACGGACGCTGATATGGGTCATTTGCCGGGGGAAACCAGCGTGCGGCAGCTTGCTCAAAACGCACGTCGTAAATCAGCACTATAAAGCCAGACTCTTCCGGGTTATCTGGTTCGGCGCGCGCAACGTTAACAAGCACTTCGTGGAAAAAAGCGGGCACCGTGCCAATACCTTCTTTTTCGAAGTACAGTAATTTTTGCGGCGGACCGCTGGTCGTGCTTTTCGCGACAATCGGCTGGCTCGTCGGCTGGATCGTGGACTTCTTCAGCCCGAAAGCTGCCATAGGGCTGTAGCCCCTGTCAATCTTTTCGATCGGCGGCTGCGCGGATTGCTTGACTAGCGGGTTATGACCGTCAATGTCAGCCTGTAGTTCTTCGCTGGTTTGCGACAGCTCGTCCAACAGGTCGATTTCATCCTGCGTAGGTGTGCGGGGAGGATTAACCGCCAGCGACTGCGCCATCTTCTCTTTGATGGGCACGCGCTTAACGGCGCTATTAGATATCTTTGCAAGCTGCTCGAATGCCACGGCTGCCCTTTCGCGAATTGCCTCGATATCGCCACCTTGAACAGTTTGATTTGCGATTGCCAGCGCCTGCTCAATTGCAGCGCCAGTTACCTTATCCAGCGTCAACTTGGCATTACCGCCATCCGGATCGATACATATCTCGATACTGCCGCGGTCATGGGGGTTGTAATTCGACGGCAGGCCGCCTGGCGTGGCTTTAGCGACGATTACGCCCCGGACACCGCCTGGGCCGCGGCGCATAAGATCGGCCATTGTGCGGCCATTCCCGAGCCGTTCTGATGCCGGGTCTTTGTATTGCGCGCCTGCCATAGTGACCTCGAGTGCTGATAGCTAAGAGAAAGCGTAAACCCGGGGCTTACGCCCCGAATCTAGCTTTCCCCGAATGCGGCCGGAGTTAACTCTGAGCACACCATGTATAACGCAGATTTGGGAATCTGGAAATACATGCGACCCAAAGGAAACCCGGGCCCTCCGCAAACTTCGACGAGGTGGTCTCGCGACAGTACGACCTCCGCGAAAACCTCCCCGCCGATAAGATGCGCTACCACTAAACCTTGTTCTGCCTGCGTAGGCATGAACGGCACGGTATGCGGCTCGGCGTCTTGTGAGAGACACCAAGTCAACACATCGTTGTCTGGTTTAATGAAATAGCGCATCTTGGTTTACTCCGCGTGGACAGCGCCACGACGGCGCGCGGGCTGCCAGTCCGGCTTCGGCAGAAGCCAGCCCGCGTAAGGCGCGGGCAGGTCATGAAGGCTTTCGGCCGACACGATCTGCGTCACGCTCAGCCTCGAGAGGAACAGGGGCTCCTCCGGGTTGCGGGCAGCGCGGATGAGGTCGGCATCCGTCGCCTCCATAGCAGCCCGGGAGTTGCCTGCTGCCGACCGCATCGCGGCTGCGACACGGGCGTCGGAGATCTCTTCGACGCCGCGCTGGCAAGTGACCGGCAAAGCCGGGTCGCACAGCGCGTAGAGAACCTCTTCCTCCGTCAGCCTCTCGCCAAGCACAACCTCTCGACGGAAGTCTGCAACCACGCGGTCCATTGTCTCCTGGTCGCAGGCGTCAGTCACGCCGTGCTTGGCAAGCACGGCTGCTGCTGGGTTGAACATCTCGTGCAAGTTGCGCACAGGATTCCAGTGCGGAACACCGAGAACTGGAGAAAAGTCCTCGTAGCTGCACTCGAGCCCAGCAGCGACGCGCACGTCGTCAACGATCCGCGAGTCGACCAGCGTCAGTCCGGCGATTGTGTGCTCATCACACAGCTCGCGAGCTGTTTGAACCCGGTAGGATTCAAGCAACTCTTCACGCATGTCACCTTCTGATGCCAGCTCCGTGAGCTTGGCCTCGTCAAGAGAGACCTCACCGGGGTTGAACGCCACGAGCACCCGCGGGTGTGCTGGCGTGTCGAGTTGTGCAGCGCGAGGCTGGAACAGCCTCTTCTCGCCGAACCTGACCAGCGACCCAAGCAGGCCCAGCGCCCGCCGGGCGATCACATCATTCCGGCACGAGAGCGTCGAGCCCTTGGCGTTGGGCGCCATGGGCTGCGTGAACTCGTACCGAAAAATAGTGTCATACCGCAACGTACCGTCTCTCGGCGACGACACAGCGCCGCCGAGCGTCAGCCCGCCGCTCTCCGTCACCTCGAGCGTGACACAAACCGGCCGCGGGCGCTTTCGCACCGACCGCGGGCCGTTGTTGAACTTCTGCCCAAGGCCGGGCAGCCATAGAAACGACACCACACCGTGCAGCACGTGCTGCACAGCTGCGAACCGCTTGAGCAAGGAAACCTGCTGGCTAACCAACGCCGAACCATCTTTCGTGTGCATGCTTATGCTCCTGAAAATGCGTCTACTGACGCGCCTTAGAAATTAGCTCTTTGATCACTGTTTGTCGGACAGCCCCGTCGGGGAAAAATACTTCCCCGATATTTTGTTTGTACTCCAACGAACTAACATCGAACCTGAT